GACCAGCTTACCATTTTCGGTAAGGAGATTAAAGTTAGTGCTATTGGTAACACAACCTCACTGACCCTTGCTTCTGCTCACTCAAATGGTGCATCAGGAGTTGCAGTAACCCGTAGGTGGGAATATCACAATCTTGTTGATACTGCACCAGGAACTTCAGCATATGCAAACAATCTTAGTGGAACAGCTGATGAAATGCATGTCGTTGTCGTAGATGAAGATGGTGACATTACTGGAACCGCTGGTCAAGTATTAGAACGGTATCCTGCTGTTTCTGCTGCTTTAGATGCAAAACAAGATGATGGCTCTACAAACTATTATAAAGAGGTCCTCAACCAACAGTCACAATGGATTCGTTGGGCAGACCATTTAACTGTTAAAACAAATGCAGGTAGTAATGCTAAAGGTGTGACATTTGGCACTCCATCCAAACCTTCAACAAGGTCATTGGCTGGTGGTCGTAGAGGAGCTGCACCTTCAAATGCAGACTTCATTAGGGGATATGATAAATTTAAAGATGCAGATGACGTTGATGTTTCATTAATTCTTGGTGGTGATGCTAACCAAACTATTGCAACACATGTTATTAATAACATTACTGAAACAAGAAAAGACTGTGTTGTATGTCTATCTCCGCTTCGTGCTAATGTTGTTGATAATATAGGAGACGAATCGTCTGCTGTTAAAACATATCGTGATACATTACCTTCATCGTCTTATGCAGTTATGGATAGTGGATGGAAATATCAGTATGATAAGTATTTTGATTTATACCGATATGTTCCTCTAAATGGTGATATTGCTGGTCTTATGGTCAGGACAGACCTTGCTAAAGACCCGTGGTGGTCACCTGCTGGCTATAATAGGGGACATGTTAAAAATGTTTATAAACTTGCATATAATCCGGCAGCAAAAGCTGATAGGGACCGGCTTTATAAAGCAAGTGTAAATCCCATCTTAACGGTTCCTGGTCAAGGAACAGTTATGTTTGGTGATAAGACGATGCTTGCCAAGCCAAGTGCCTTTGATAGAATTAATGTCCGTAGATTGTTCATTACTTTAGAGAAAGCTATTGCAACTGCTGCTAAGTTTATGCTGTTTGAGTTCAATGATGAGTTTACTAGAGCACAGTTTAGGAATATGGTTAACCCATTCTTGAGGGATGTTCAGGGTCGTCATGGTATCACAGACTTCCAAGTTGTTGCAGATTCAACGAATAATACACCAGAAGTTATTGCCAGAAATGAGTTCGTTGGTGACATTTATGTTGTTCCTGCTAGAGCAATTAATTTCATTCAACTAAACTTTGTGGCAGTAAGAACTGGTGTAGAATTTAGTGAAATTGTCGGAAAAATTTAATTAAGAACGGTTTTGTTATATAAATAATGATAGAACCTATAAAGATAGAGGAGATAAACAAAAATGGCATTTAATATTGATACTTTTAAAGGAGTTCTACCAGGTGGCGGCGCTAGACCAACTTTATTCTCAGTAGAATTGACCGGCGCTGAGTACTACAAGGTACCATTTCTGGCAAAAGCCGCAAGCCTTCCAGCTTCTACTTTAGGTACTATTGAACTTAGTTACTTTGGTCGTAAAGTTAAAGTAGCAGGAGATAGGACTTATGCTGAATGGAGTATTACAATCATTAATGATGAAGATTTTACAATCCGCAACGGATTAGAAAATTGGCACGCCAAAGTAAATCACGCCAGCTCTAATCTCCGATCCATGACCAACTATAAATCTGATGCTAAAGTACATCAGTATGGAAAGACTGGAAATAAGATAAGGACATATAATTTTGTTGGACTATGGCCATCAGAGATTGGAGCTATTGAATTGGCATGGGATACAAACGACGCCGTAGAAGAATATACTGTTACTCTCCAATATGATTACTGGACTGTGGGATCAGGTGCCGGAGACGTTATGGCCGCCGCCCAGATATCTGGTAATGATGGCACAGTAATGGGTACATACGGCCCAGGAAGCGGCAACATTTGGGGTGGCTAATAAAAGCTAAAACCGCCTAACTACGGTTTTTCCAAAACTTAGTGAGTTTTATAGGGGCATTACTATATAAATAGTAATGTCCCTATATTTGTATTAGCATAAAGAGATTAAAATATGGCATTTGAATTATTCGGTTTTAGTGTATCCCGCCCAGTAAAAGACAAAAAACGACAAGATAGAGTAAAATCTTTTGCTCCTCCCGCTAAAGATGATGGTGCAATTGTTGTTGCTGAAGGTGGAGCCTTTGGTACATATGTTAATATGGATGGTGCTGGGAAACTTAAAAACGAAGCACAACTCATCACCAAATACAGAGCCCTTTCATTACAACCAGAAGCAGAACTAGCAATTGATGACATTGTTAATGAAGCAATTGTCATGCAAAAAAATGCTCCTCCAATTGAAATTAATCTAGATGATTTAGAACAACCAAAGAAAATCAAAGATAAGATTAAAGACGAATTTGAACATATCATGCAACTGTTGGACTTCAATAATGAAGGATATGACATTTTCAAACGATGGTATGTTGATGGTAGGTTGTATTACCACATAATGATTGATGAACAGAAACCCCGCAAGGGTATTATGGAACTCAGGTATATTGACCCCCGAAAAATCCGAAAAATTAGACAAGAAATACCAGATAAAACAAGGATGATAAAGGGTAGTGTTGGTAACCTTTCCACCCACTTCAACAAAAAGATCAACGAGTTTTTCGTGTATAACGAACAGGGGTTGGTGGACAACCCCGAAGGTCTGAAAATCTCTAAAGACTCCATCTGTTATGTAACGTCTGGTCTGATTGACGAGAGGGCCGTTGCAGTATTATCACACCTACATAAAGCTCTAAAACCCATGAATGTATTGAGATGGATGGAAGATGCAGTTGCAATCTATCGTATCTCTAGAGCACCAGAAAGACGTATTTTCTACATTGACGTTGGTAACCTCCCAAAAATGAAGGCTGAGCAGTACCTACGAGACATGATGGTGAAGCATAAAAACAAGTTGGTTTATGATTCTACTACAGGTGAAGTTAGAGATGACCGAAAGTTTATGACCATGCTGGAAGACTTTTGGCTTCCCCGCCGAGAAGGTGGTAAAGGAACTGAAATCTCTACACTCCCAGGTGGTCAAAACCTTGGTGAAATTGAAGACATTCAATTCTTCCTGAACAAATTATATAAGGCCTTAAATGTCCCTGTGTCCAGGTTAGACACCGAAAACAGTATGTTTAATATCGGCAGAGCTTCAGAAATCACTAGAGATGAACTTAAATTTTCTAAATTTGTTAATAGAATACGTTCAAGATTTTCTATTCTATTCGACGAATTACTTGAAACACAACTTATTCTTAAAGGCGTCACCAACAAAAAAGATTGGAAGACTATCAAAGAGCAAATCCATTATGATTTCAAACGGGACAACTACTTTGAAGAACTGAAAAACCATGAAATGCTCCGAGGAAGGTTTGAAATTTTAACTGAAGTTGATAACTATATTGGTCGTTATTTCTCTATTGAATGGGTTAAAAAGCAAATTCTTATGCAAACTGATGATGATATTGAGGATATGGACAAACAAATGAAGATAGAAAAAGGTGAAGGTGAAGATGGTGAAGATAATGATGATAACTTTGGATCATTCGGAGGTGCAGAGTTCCCAGCTGGATCTCCAGCACCAGCCTCTGCGGAATATATTCCAACGGGACCTGAACTTAAAGAAGTAACAAATACCAAATTACGTAAAACCAATGGTAATGATAAAAAGTGATTCTTATAAATATATGATAATGGATAAGGAGAGTTAATAATGGACACAAAAAATCTGATACAATCTGCTTTGGATAGCGATGCGTCAACCTTTAAAGATGGTATGAATGAAAGGATTATGTCTAAAGTTAAAGATGCTTTAGATGTAAAACGTATGGAAATCTCTGGTAATTATTTTAACAATGAACCAGAAGTTGATCCAAGTGTAGATATTGACGATAATCTTGAAACATCAACAGATGAACTTAATACTAATGTAGAAGAAAAGGAGCCTTTGGAGGACGGAGATGAAAAACTTTAGGTCATTACGTAACGAACTTTCGGAAGCACCAGATAAAAGAGAATTATCATTGGTGTCTGATGATGAAGGTAATGAAACACCAGATAACCGACAAGCTGAAAGAGCATTCTTTAAAAAGCATGTTGTCCATTTTATGAGACATCCTCAGGGCAATGAACACGTTTTTAGTGGTTCAAGGGACCCAGTAGGACCGAGTGATAATATTGTAACAGAAGAACTCATCAGAGAAGGTGATAAGGAAGCATATCAGAAATTTTTTAAGAAAACATTAGAAAAGTTTGGTGTAGATTCTCCAGCAGATTTTAAGTCTGATAAAGAAAAGAAAAAGTTTTTCGATTATATAGATAAAGAGTGGAAAGCCGACCATGAAGAAGAAGTCAAAGAAGAAGATGAAATTACTGAAGATGTTTATGATACATTAACAAATATTGTTAAGAAAAAAAGTGCTCAAACCGTAAAATTTGATAATAGGAAAACCCTTTCAGTGGATTCACAAACAGCAAATGTTCTTATCAAAGTTCATGATGCATTAAGACCACAAAACCAAAAGAAATACAGACAGAATTTAGCCAAAGGACCAAATGAATTTTTAAAGATGGTGGACTTTGCTTGGTCAAACGTAAGTTAAGGAGAGTTAAAAAATGTCTTCCCAACACATCGTTGATAAAAACATTAAAGGTGGTTACGTCACCTTAAGATTCAATAATACTGGGTCTAGTTGGCTTCATGAAGCCAATGGAGTAGGTGAAACCGTCAATTCAATGAAACTGTCAAATGTGCTTTGGTCTGCAAACCAATCTGGTACTTGGACCATTCAAAGAGGTGCAAATGTTGTTTTGACCCTCACAGGTTCAGGCAGGTGGGATTTACATCAAGAACCTATTGTTGTTGAAAATGCTGGTGAACAAGTGTCTAATGTTGTGTGCAGTATGAGTGCCAATGCTAATGGTTGTCTTATTCTCAAATTTCATAAATCCTCCACATTTGATCCAGAAACACCAACGGGGACGGGGAGCTAACAGAAATGAAATTAATAACCGAAATATGTGAAGACGTAGAAGTCATTACAGAAGCAAAAGAGGATGGAGAAGGTAAAGATTTCTACATCCAAGGCATCTTTATGCAGTCTGGTGAAAAGAATCGCAACGGCCGGTTGTATAAGAAAGAGATACTACAGCGAGAAGTTGGTCGATATATCAAAGAGAATATCAAGAAGAACCGGGCCTATGGTGAGTTAGGTCACCCCGAAGGTCCCACCATCAATCTTGACCGTGTGTCACATATGATCAAAGAATTGGTTGAAGATGGTAACAATTTTGTTGGTAAGGCATTGGTTTTAGACACACCAAGTGGAAAGATTGTGCAGGAATTTCTTAAACAAAACGCATCCTTAGGTGTTTCATCTAGAGGTATGGGTTCATTGAAAGCGAGTAAAGGTGTTCAAGAAGTACAAGATGATTTCCATCTCGCAACTCCTGCCGACATAGTAGCAGACCCATCTGCAAAGGAAGCATTTGTGAACGGTATCATGGAAGGTAGGGAATGGATTTGGGACAACGGTATTGTCCGAGAGGTCGATATTGCTAAGTACCACCAAGCAATTTCTGGGTCGAATAGAAGCGAACTAGAAACAACACAACTCAACGCTTTTTCAAATTTTATACAAAAATTGTAAGTTGAAAGAAGAAAAAGTATAAATATAAGAAGTAATAATTACAAAAGTCTTTTAACACGAGGAGATAAAAAAATGGTTGGAGAAAATATGCGAGGAACCTTAGAGGATGAAGCCATCGAAGAATCAAAAGACGTAAAGGTTAAAGCTGACCATAGTGGTGGTGAAGACGTTCCGGCTGCTGGTGTTGCTGAACCCGAAAAGAAGAAAGCTGAAGATCCTGAAGCTGATAACAAAGAGAAAAAGGGCGCTGAAAAGGCCGCCAAGTCAGTAACTAAGGTTGATATGAAGGTAGAAGATAAAGAACCTGCCGCTAAACTTCCTAAAACAAAAGCTGGTATGATTAATGCTATGCTAGATTCGGTTAAAGGTATGAAAAAGGCTGAATTAGAAGCTGTTTTCCCCGGCCTTATGAAGAATTTTGTTCAAGAAGATGATGAAGAAGGTGAGGAGGAAGAGGAAGAAACCAAACCATCTGAACTCAAGAGCAAAGAATCCGATAATTCTGATGACGATGATATGGAAACAACCGAATCAAAAGGTAGAGTAAAGAAAGAAGCGAAGAAGATTACTAAAGAAGATGTCGACCTTAAAGATGACGTTGAAGCCCTATTCAAAGGTGATGAAAACCTTTCTGATGAATTTAAAGACAAGGCAACCCTAATCTTTGAAACTGCGGTGGTTACGAAAGTTAATAAGAAACTTGACGAAATCACTCAGGAAAATGAAAAAGAATTAGAAGAAATCACAAGTACAATAACAGCCGAAACTACATCAAAGATGGAAGCTAAAGTTGATGAATATCTTGAATATGTAGTCGAAGAATGGATGACCGAGAATCAACTTGCTATTGAGTCGGGTATCCGTAACGAACTTACTGAGGAGTTTATTTCAGGTCTTAAGACGTTGTTTGAAGACCATTTCATTGACATTCCAGAAGATAAAGTAGATGTTGTCGAGGAATTAGGAAATAAAGTCGAAGAACTTGAAGCAAATCTTAACCATGAAATTGACACAAACATTAAATTAAGAAAATCTAATGATGATTATGCAAAATCTGATATTATTGCTGACGTTTGTGACGGTTTAGTAGATACCGAAGTTGAAAAGATTACAGAACTAGCTGAAGGTATTGACTTCGAGAACGAAGAAGACTATAAGCAGAAGTTAGAAACCGTTAAAGAGAACTACTTTCCGTCAGAGACAGGAGAAGATGGAAAAGTCGTAATTGATAATGATATTGATGGAAATCCTGTAGATGACGAAGTATTAATAGCAGACCCAACGATGGCCAGATACTCAGATGCCATTTCTAGAACTGTAAAACATTAATTTTATAAATAACTATTAGTAAACACAAAGGAGAACTAAAATGTATCTTAATGAAGACTTACAAAAGAAGTGGCAGCCAGTTCTTGAACATGAGGACCTTCCAAAAATTGATGATCCTCATAAGCGAGCCGTTGTTGCAACACTTCTCGAAAACCAGCAAAGAGATGCACAAGATCAGGCCGGAGGCTCCGGCACATACGCTGGACCACAGTCACTGTTAGAAGCAGCCCCCGTAAATGCGATGGGTTCATCTTCTTCAACGGCTGGTGATGGTTCAGTTGATATTTTTGACCCCGTCCTTATCTCACTGATAAGGCGAGCTGCTCCCAATCTTATCGCTTTCGATATTATGGGTGTGCAGCCTATGACTGGTCCGACTGGACTTATCTTTGCAATGCGCTCACGTTACACAAGCCAGACTGGCGCAGAAGCCCTGTTCAACGAAGCAAATACTACATTCTCTGCTTCCGCTGCAGGTAATACGGTCTCAGTAGACCAATTCGCAAACGCTCAGGTGGGTTCAACCCCAGCTGGTGCAACTGCTTCTAGCTATACCGCTGCTCAGGCAATGACGACAGCAGCTGCCGAAGCTCTCGGTGACGCAACAACTAATGCGTTCCAAGAGATGGCCTTCTCAATTGAGAAGATTGCTGTTACTGCTCGCTCAAGAGCCCTCAAAGCAGAGTACACGATGGAACTTGCTCAGGATCTTAAAGCCGTTCACGGACTGGATGCTGAAACAGAACTTGCTAACATTCTTTCAACTGAAATCCTTGCAGAAATTAACCGAGAAATGGTTCGTAAGATCAACATTTCTGCGACAATCGGTGCTCAGGAGAATGTGACTACAGCAGGCACTTTTGACCTTGATACTGATGCCAACGGTCGTTGGTCAGTTGAAAAGTTCAAGGGACTTATGTTCCAGCTTGAGAGAGAAGCTAACCAAATTGCTAAGGCGACTCGTAGGGGTAAGGGTAATATCTTGATTTGTTCTTCTGATGTTGCATCTGCTCTACAGATGGCAGGTGTCCTAGATACCTCTCCTGCTCTGTCGAATAGCCTAAATGTTGATGACACTGGTAATACCTTTGCTGGTGTTCTTAATGGACGATATAAGGTCTACATTGATCCTTATTTCGCAGCCACATCTGGTGTCCATTATGCAACAGTTGGTTATAAGGGCACAAGCCCATTTGATGCTGGCCTGTTCTATGCACCGTATGTCCCATTACAGATGGTAAGGGCAATCGGTGAGAATACCTTCCAGCCGAAGATTGGCTTTAAAACTCGATATGGTCTTGTAGCTAACCCATTCGCAACAACTGCTGCTGATGGTGTGGTTGCTTTCGCTGCTGGTAATAAAAACAAGTATTACAGAAGGTTCTCAATTGCTAACCTAATGTAATCAAGCGAATAGACCAAGATTTAAGAGGGAGAAGAAATTCTCCCTCTTTTTTTGTACTCAAAGGTTATAAATAAGGTCCATGGAGAAGGATAGACAATGGTAGAAGTACAACCAGACACCACAAATTTCTTATCACCCGTTGGCTTTCGTTTTGTATTAAAACGAGCCCCAAATTTATCATATTTTTGTAAGGGGGCAGTTATGCCTGGGTTTACATTAGGAGAAATCCCCATCGAAACTCCTTTTGTACAAATACCAGAACCAAGCGATAAATTAGTTTTTGAACCCCTTTCTCTCAGATTTGGTGTTGATGAGGATTTGAGTAATTATAAAGAGATTTATGATTGGATGATTGGCCTTGGTTTTCCTGAAGACTTCGCTCAATCAAAACATAGAGATATACATGCTAAAAAATTTGGTAATATGTCAGATATTGTTTCTGATGGAACTCTCACTATCTTGACAAGTGGTATGAACCCAAATGTGCAATTTACATTTAAGGATATGTTTCCTGTTGCACTATCCACGCTACCCTTCAGTCACGACCAAGCAGACATTGAATATATGGAATGTGATGTAACATTTACTTACCGTAACTTTGTATTGAACCCTGTACTATAACTTAATCTTGACAAATGCTCTATATTGTGTTATACTTAAAAACTATAATACAATTAGACGAGTTTTACGATGAAATTGGAAGAAATACAAGAGCTCTGGTCAAAGGATTGTCGCATAGACCAGTATAGTCTAGAGGCCGAATCTCTTAAAACCCCCCAATTACACAACAAATACCTGAAACTCTACTCTCAGGAGAGGGTGAGATACCATAAGTTGTGCTCGGACAGAAAGCAACTGGTCAGGTTCAAGACAGAATACTATCTAGGTGACCTGAATAATCCAGAGGATTTGAAACAATATAACATCGAACCGTGGCTCAAAAAGGTGCTCAAAACTGATGTTGGCACCTACGTTTACGGGGATAAGGATGTTATCCAAATCAACCTTAAAATTGCACTATTGGAAGAAAAAATATCGTATGTTGAGAGCATCCTGAAGTCTATCAATGGAAGGAATTGGGAGATTCGCAATGCGATAGAGTTTCTTAAGTTCACCAATCCGTAATGGATACACTAACCGTCACGAAGGTTGACGACGTACATATACAGATAGACTGTGAGAAAGGTATTGCAAAGGAACTACATGACTATTTTAAGTTTAAGGTACCCAATGCACGATTTACCCCCTCATATAGAAGTAGGATGTGGGATGGGTTTATCCGCCTTTTCAACTACAACAACCATACCATGTATTATGGCTTGTTACCGAAACTGGACAAATTTGCGAGAGACAGACATTATGACGTAATCTATGACAAGACAATAGAACCAGCGGAAGAACTGTCCCGTAAGGAAGCAAAGGAGTTTATCAACACCCTAAACATGGACATGGTTCCGAGAGACTATCAGATTAGTGCATTTGTCTATGCCATCAGAAACCGTAGGAGTTTGATACTGTCACCTACCGCCTCTGGAAAATCTCTAATCATCTACATGATACTCAAATATCTCAATCTGAAATCACTGGTGATTGTGCCGACGACCAACCTGGTCTACCAGATGGCATCGGATTTTGAGAACTACTCTAAAGGAACCGTCAATGAAAACCACATACACAGGGTCATAGCGGGTCAGGATAAGAGCTCTGATAAGCAGATTGTGATTTCCACATGGCAGTCCATCTACAAACAACCCAAGAAGTATTTTGCACAATACGATGTGGTTATCGGGGATGAGTGTCACCTATTCAAGGCTAAGTCGTTGACCTCTATCATGACCAAACTGGTCAACTGTAAGCACAAGCATGGGTTCACGGGGACGTTAGATGATACTGAGATAAATAAGCTGGTGTTGGAGGGGCTGTTTGGGCCGACCAAGAAGGTGGCAACCACGAAGGAACTCATAGATGGTGACCACCTCTCCAAGTTTAGGATAAAAAGCATACTGTTGCACTATCCTGAGGACGTTAAGAAGGCAGTAAGGACGAAACATAATAAATACCCAGACGAGATGAAGTTCATATGTGGGTATGGAAAGCGCAATAAGTTTATATATAACCTAGTGGAGTCATTAGAAGGCAACACATTACTACTATATCAATTTGTGGAGAAGCATGGTGAAATTTTATACAACCAACTCAAGGACAATATCAAAGACAGGAAGGTCTTTTTTATACACGGTAACGTAGATGTACAACAGAGAGAGAATATACGGGCGATCATGGAAACAGAGCGGGACGCCGTTGTTGTCGCTTCTTTTGGTACCTTTTCTTTGGGCACTAATATGCTCAATCTACACAATATTATTTTTGGCAGTCCTTATAAGTCACGCATACGAAATCTGCAAAGCATTGGTAGGGTTCTGCGGAAGGGTGACAACAAAAATCGGGCAACACTTTACGATATAGCAGACAATTTCTCTACCAATACGTATACGAATCATACGTTGAACCACTATAAGAAACGCATACTATTATACAACGAGGAGCAGTTTCCTTACAAAATATACAAGGTACAACTCAAATGACAGAAGACATAGCACCCACAGATTTATATCCCGATGAGGGTATCAGATATTTGAAATTGGTCAATGGTGAACAGATTATCGCTCATCTGGTTGATATGGATGAAGATTCATGTTCCTTTTTCATCAAATACCCTATAGAAATCATCTTCCTAAAAAGTGCTGCAGGGTGTGCTTCCCACTTCAGTAAATGGATCATATTCTCAGACAAGGTCCTGTTTGAAATTCCAGCCTGTTCGATAGTAACAATGACAAAGGTTGATGACAAAACCAAAGGATATTATAAGGATTCTCTAAGTTCATTTTATGACGAGGAGTCGGAAGGTTTTCTATCTCAAGAGGTTGAAGAAACAGAAGGTAAAGACGAACTGACGGAAGCCTATCAACGCAGGTTTCTAAATTTCGTTACTCCGTCAGCAAACACAAAATGGAATTAATACTTGATTTAACATAGGTTTTGTGTTATAATACAACATTGAAATAAGAATAGGGTGAAGTAATGGCAAATAAAAAGAAGCCGGAACATTATATTGATAATGATGAATTTTTGGCAGCAATGGTAGACTTTAAGAAGGCTGTTGCGGAAGCAGAAAAGACAGGTACAGAAAGGCCTATGGTCTCAAATTATATCGGTGAGTGCTTTCTAAAACTGGCAACCCACAGGGCTCAACAGAGAAATTTCAGGGATTATACGTTCATTGGTGGTATGATAATGGATGGTGTAGAAAACTGCCTGAGGTATATAGATAACTTTGACCCCAACATCAGTGGCAACCCCTTCTCATACTTTACCCAGATCATATACTATTCCTTCCTCAGACGAATCGCAAAAGAGAAGAAAAGCTTATACATAAAACTGAAGGCTACAGAGAGAGCCAACATTTTTGCGGGGACCTCAGATTTTAACCCACATGATGTGACTACATATAATGCTAGTGATATAGTATTGAATGAGTGGGCACAGAGGTTTGTTGAAGACTTTGAAACGAATGTCCGTAAGAAGAAGTTGGAACAAAAGAGAAAAGCGAAGAAGAAGGTGAAGTGATGATTACAGAAATTCAGGCCAAGTATGGCCCATCTCTGCCCAGGAAGGGTAAGAACGGTGACTACTTTGTTACCAGTCAGGACGACCTCGTATATGCTTGGGATAAACAATGGATTCAAGTTAGGGATCTCCAAGTCTGTGACATATACGAACACTATCCCAAAAAGGGTCAGTGTGTGCTGTCAGTAGAACAATAAGCACCGATGAAAATTGCACTAATAGCTGACTCCCACTTTGGAGCCAGAAACGATTCGCAGATATTTTTGAACTACTTTCAAAAATTCTATGACGAAATCTTTTTCCCGTACCTAAAAGACAACGGCATCACAACGATGGTCCATTTCGGTGACGTTGTTGACCGACGGAAGTTTATCAATTTCGTTAGTCTCAACGAGATGAAGTCCATGTTCTTTGATAGGGCACTCAAGGAAGAAATTGACACCCACATACTCATCGGCAACCATGACTGCTACTATAAGACAACCAACGTAATCAACTCCATCAACGAGTTGGTGGGAGACTACGACAACATAACCATCTACTCAGAACCAAAGGAGATGATATTTCAAGGTCCCGCAGGGAACGATACCCATGTGTTGATGATACCTTGGATCAACCCCACCAATTATGCCAAAACGATGAGGATGGTGAAGAAGTCCAAATCTCCAATTGTGTTCGGGCACTTGGAAATCAGAGGCATTGAGATGTACAATGGTGTCATAAACGAGGTCGGGGTTGAGGGTAAGGTCTTCAGTGACTTTGAATTTGTAGCCTCTGGGCATTTCCACCACAAATCCTCACTCAACAATATACACTATCTGGGCAACCCATACCCCATGACTTGGAACGATTACAACGACCCCAGAGGGTTTCACATTTTTGATACCTCTGACAAGTCTATGGAGTTTGTCAGAAACCCATACACCATTTTCAACAAGCTGTGGTATAACGATGAGGACGTAAAGAGTGTCAAGGAGCTACTGAATTTCGATTCAGATAAGTTCAAGGACCTGTATATCAAGGTGATTGTGACTAAGAAGACCAACCCCTACTGGTTCGACCTGTATCTTGACAAGCTATACAACTCGGAAATCGAGAATATCCAAATCGTTGACGACCATTTCAACGTAGATGAGGAAAATGAAGATGACATTACTGATGAACTGGACGACACTATTACTATACTGACCAAGTACATAGATGACATGGACTTGAATATCAACAAGAAAAAACTTGACAATCTTATGAGAAGCCTTTATAATGAAGCTATTAACATAAGTGATACATGATACATTTCCAAGTAATCCGTTTCAAAAATTTCCTGTCCACAGGGAACGCTTTCACAGAGATACATCTTGACAAGCATAACACCACATTGATTGTCGGTGAGAATGGGGCTGGAAAGTCCACCATATTGGATGCCCTAACGTTTGGGTTGTTCGGCAAGCCCTTCAGGAAAGTCAACAAACCACAACTGGTCAACTCGGTCAATCAGAAGGGCACCATGGTCGAGATAGAATTTAGAGTCGGCAAGAAGCAATACATGGTCAAACGGGGCATCAAACCTGCTGTCTTTGAAATTTACGAAAACAGTAAATTATTGAACCAACCCTCTACGACAAAGGACTACCAGAGCATCCTGGAGAGGATGATACTGAAGTTGAACTACAAATCCTTTACGCAAATCGTAATCTTGGGGGTGTCGTCCTTCATACCCTTCATGCAACTCCCTGCTGCCCACAGGAGAGATGTGATTGAAGATTTGTTGGACATTCAAATCTTTACCAGTATGAACGTCCTACTCAAGGAGAAAGTTCAGGAAAATAAGGGGCAGATAAATTACAACACGGTGGAAAGGAAACTGTGTGATGAGAAGGTAGCCCTACAGGAAGATTACATAACTCTCCACAAGGAGAATACCAAAAAACGTGTTGACAAGTATAAGAAGGAAATCAAGAGCCTTGACCGTAAGATAATCACCCACGGAAAGGCCGTTGACAAACTGGGGTCGAATAAGTCAAACATGATGGACACCATCAAAGATGGTACATCTGTCAGCAAGAGGTTAAGGAAATTCCAGAAGTTTGAGCACCAAATCAAAACGAAAATTACCAACCTCCAAAAGACAATCGAGTTCTACACCGATAATGAAAACTGTCCCACATGCAAACAACAGATTGATGAGAAGCAGAAGGACAAGATTGTCACAAGAAAGACCAAGACACTGGCCGAAAACATGGATGGGTTCGACCAGTTGCAGAAAGAAATCGACATAGTTGCGGATAGGTTAGACCAGATTGCAGAAGTAGAAAAACGGATTGCAGAGGTAGATGAAAAAATTACCAACGAACAGAATGCCATCATCACCCTGACCTCATACAAAAACAGGTTAGTGGATGAAACGGAATCGTTGTGTGTCAACAAGAAGGACTTAACCAAAGCGACCAGTAAGTTGAAGACTCTGGAAAAGGACAAGACAGAACTGAAAAAACAGAAGACGGAGTTGCTTGAGGAAATGTCCCTGTTCAATATCGCTTCGATGTTACTGAAAGACACGGGTATCAAAACGAAAATCATCAAGCAGTACATACCTCTCATGAACAAGTTGATAAACAAGTATCTTGCGTCTATGGATTTTTTCGTGAACTTTGAACTGGATGAAAACTTCAACGAGACTATAAGGAGTCGGCACAGGGATGATTTTTCATATGGCAACTTCAGTGAGGGTGAGAAACAACGTATTGACGTTGCGTTGTTGTTGTGTTGGAGGGCAGTCGCCAAGAAAAAGAATAGCGCATCAACCAACCTACTTATCTTAGATGAGATTTTTGATGCGTCACTGGACGAGAATGGCACAGACGAGTTGATGAAGATTCTCCAAACAATCGGTGAGGGTACCAATATCTTCATCATCAGTCACAAGAAGGACACATTAGTTGATAAGTTCAACAACGTGATACACTTTGAGACCTATAAGAATTTTTCGAGGATACAATGATATACGACCTAGTAAAACCTACTGATGAGATTCTGCATACGCAAACAGAGACTTTTGATTTCAAAGAGCCACCCATTGACCCCATGGAACTCTTTGAAGATATGAAGGAAACGATGATAAAGCATGAGGGGTTGGGTCTTGCGTGTCCTCAAGTAGGATTGCCTTACAGGATGTTTGTATTTGGTCACCACTTGGATATAGAGAATGTTGTTGGTGTGTTCAATCCACAAATCGTTGATATACCTGATGGGAAAAAGTTGAGATACACAGAAGCCTGTTTGACATACCCCGACCTCTACATTGATATCAAACGACCTGATAAGATTCGAGTACGATATACCACCCATGAAGGTGTAACCGACACCATCAAATTTGATGGGTTGACCTCTAGGATTTTCCAACATGAGTATGACCATCTAGAGGGAGTTATGTTTACTAAGGTTGCTACTAAATTTCACCTCCATCGGGCTCAGAAATACCGTAAGCTCATCTTGAGAAAGAGAAAGCGAGTAAAGACTTGACATTTACTAAGAATAGGTGTATAATATTAAAATGACACAAGACCTTTTCTTTTCAGAGACAGAGATGGATGAAATGTACCAGAAATGGCATGACACCCAAACGTTTGAGGCTGTGGATAAAGATGAGATACGGAAGACCGTCGTTGATGACCTCAACAAGATTAACCAAATGTCTGTTGAAGAATATACGTTGTACCAGAAGTGGGAAGAAATACAATTCAAGTACCCCACAGTAAATGATTTGTTTGGTGGTCACAGTCTAAAAAACAAAAGACAAATCAACGCCATCAACAGGGCAAAATCCCTCATTTGGATTCCAAAGTCCCTTGACGACTATATGGGACTTGAACCAGAACTGGTGTATGTGAAAGAAGGAGACACAAGTGTCCCGACATCTGATAATCCTGACCAGATACCACTCTCTACAGACTGGACGACACTGAGGATATTCTGTTCAAATCAAATGCACGCCGGAGTGGGACCCCAGAGAGCGATGAGTTTCCTCATCCGTGACAAGGTGTCAAGAAAATATCTTGGCGTCATTACTGTATCTGGAGATTTTCTAGACCTGACAGCCCGTGACGAGAAAATCGGTTGGACGAGGGAACAAAGGACAGATGAAAAGAGGGTTCGGTTTACTGCGATAGGGTCGACCATTATTCCCATGCAACCACTAGGGTTCAATTATGTTGGTGGTAAGTTGTTATCGTTGTTGTGCTTGTCGGAACCGGTGCCTAAGTTGTGGGAAAAATCATACGGTGATAAATTGGTTGGTGTGACCACGACCTCTTTATATGGAAAATACAAGGGGGGTCATGGGATGTCCCAGTATGACAACCTCAAATATTGGAAACGTATGGGGTATTCCAAAGGTAGTATCGCATATCAACCATCTAAGAAGGTCAAGAAGGTTATGCGGAATTGGTTACGAGTGGAAAATCCCAGAAAGTATTGGGAGTACACACTTGCGACCAGAAGGTCTGGTCTACCGTTTAAACGTGATGCAACCAATAGGTGCAACCAAACATGTTACAGGGGTCTGGATATCAAGAGTGACCGTTTCCAAAGTTCCCATGAACGTGGTATCTACTTTGCAAAACTATACACCAACACCAACGAATTTTTACGTGCCGACATCTCAGAGGATAAACTGGAACCTGCGTTTGACAACTCGGTGGAGACCTTGGTTGACCTATGGAAAAACAAGTATGCCCGTCGTAGGATAGAATCCTTGCAACGGAACGACCGTGTGAGTGACGAAACCTTCTTTTTAGACGACCTGGTCACGAAAACATGGCCGGAAACCAAGGAAAAGTATCTCGGTGAGGTCGGTCGTTAGGAAAAAAATGCTAAGTCATTGATTTCTAAGGGTTAAAAGCGTAAAATAGTACTTGACATGGTCTACCAGTGTGATAGGATAGTATTGTAATTAGAGATTAATGCAAAACACCCACAAATACGCAAAATACATCGAAAGTAAGAATAAACTTGCTCGCCTGTTGGCGACGGAAAATCTTACTGTTCAGCATGAGGTGGGTATCACCAGTGCGTATTTTGAACCGAAATCCCGAAAAGTTGGACTCCCTGTCTGGAAGGATATGGGCAATGACGTTTATGACCTTTTGATTGGTCATGAAGTTGGTCACGCCTTATACACCCCTCCTAAGGGTTGGCATACCAATGTGAGTAAGAAAGGTAAGGTTTATCAGGGTTACCTCAATATCTGTGAAGATGCACGAATTGAGAAGAAACAGAAAATCAAATATCCCGGTCTGAAAAGAGCCTTCACTGAAGGTTACAGGTGGATGATTAACAACGGCTTCTTTGGTGAGGACATCAAGGGTCGTATTAATGGTATGCCCCTCATTGACCGGCTTAACATAAAACTCAAGGTTGGAACCGCTCTTGATATTGAATTTTCCAAAGAGGAAATGCAGTATGTTAAGAGAATGGAAAACCTCATAACGTTTAAGGATGCTGTAAAACTTGCAGACGAACTTTTTGAAACTCAGAAAAGTGAATCCGACCCCGAACAGTCTGGAACCTCTGAAGGTGGAAAGCCTGGTGAAAACGAAGAAGGTGAGGAAACCGAAGAATCCGGTAGTTCTCCTGATGAAA